GGTAGTTGCGCCTGTTTTGGTAAGAAGTTAAGCTCTCTAGCATTAGCTTCTATTTTTTGTTTCAGTCCCTTTGAAATAAGTGAACCTACTGTATCTGGTTCAATGCCTTCTTTATGACAATACCATAGTACAGCTTCCATATGTGTCAAATTTTTATCTTTGACAATATTTTCAATTTCTATGGTAAAAGTTTTTGGTGAGTTTAATGCCATAATAAATCCTATAAGTTGGGGAGTTAACCGTGACTCCCCACGGATGTATTACGGCATCACCCGTTGTGTTCCCTAGGCTGGGGGAATAATATGATTGTCTAAGACTGCCTCTAACTCCACACAATTCCTTTCATGTGTTACCCTCAGATAGTCAGATTGTTACTCTACACTTCTTTCGGCAAGTGACATGCGTTGTCATGGGATAAAATTATACTCGCCTTAGTGCGTTAGTATAAAGTAGGGTTATTCTGTTACAAGGAAACCCCAAAACCCTATCTAATTACGCAGAGCGTATAGCAGCGTAACCAGCAGCAACGACTGAACGAGGCGCAGTACCCATACGATACTTCATATAGGTTTCACCGTCATAAGACGATACACGCTTATTCAGATAGATTGAAAAACCTTCTGAACGAAGTTTGCTGATTACCGCACGAACATTCTTCACGCCATAGCGTGCTGAAATCTGTTTTGCGGTAAGTTCTGCACCGTTAGAAAGTGCTGTTGCGACCTTAGAGGTCTGGGTAGTACTAGTCATAATCAATTATCTCCTTATCATGACAAATTTGAATTACCACTGTGGTAATCCTTAAAGTGGAGGCTTCTGTTGCCAGGTGCCTCCGAACCCCGATCTGATTACGCAGCTAGTGCGTAATCCTCAATTGCAAAGTTATCGTTTGCATTTACTAATTAGACTGATAACGAAGTCAACCGATAGTTCTCCACTTCTCTATTCAACGTCAGTCGAACCTATTTCGCCCCCGTCAAAAGAAGATTAACCAAATTATACCCGATAAAAGAGCAATGTCTGCACATATGCTCCAAACGATATATGCTTTAAACATCCACTTACTTACTTCTCGTACTAGAGGGTTCTTCATCTTGACCCCCTAATATAAACTTATCCACAACAATCTCCTTTTGGTGGAGGCGGGGGGTATTGCACCCCCGTCCTGTCCGAATTTCGATCTGTTTCATCAAACTATGTCTTATTTATACCACATTAAGAGTTATTTGTCAAGGGCTTTTTCAGTATCATCGTCATTTTTTGGGTCTTTTTTTGCAACGTCTTCATCACCCAAAACAAATCCAAAATCATTCTCTCTTAAAAATGCACGAATTTCTGTAATAGGCCTAGACCATGCAATATGAGGTATAATCGATCCCCACCCATAAGCACCAACCATAGATGGCACGCCAATCATTTCATACATGTCTCGTTTCTTACTGTATGCCCATAGGGAACCACCGCTATTACCAAAGATAATAGGTGAGCTGGACAAATATAAAGAACGACCTTTTACATCTTTTCCGTTAATGCCGCTAAGCAAACCTTCAGTTGGATAGGGTGGATTTCCCATACCGCTACCAACTGCCCATGTTTTTTGAAATAAGTATGGTCCTCCTACTTTTTCTGGCCAGAATTTAGCAACGCTCTCAATTACACGTTCCTTATCGTCTAGTCGTAAAAGGGCAAGATCACGGTCCTTATCCCAAGCAACAATACGTCCTACTCGGCCTGTGGTTCCTACTGCTGTACTATAATCATTATAGTCCCACAGTCGAATATGTACAGGTCTACGAGTTTCTTTTTTTACCGTCTTCCCCTTTTTCGGGTCAAACTCATCTGAAATAGAAATTGCAGTGGAAACTACATGATGATTAGTTAAAACAAGCGACCAAATTCCTTCATCTTTCCATGAGTCGTGCTTTCTGGAGTTACTAAAAATGATTGTACCTGATCCAGCCCCATCTCGCAAATCTACCATAACGGTAGGATATAACATTTCCTTAATTTTCTTGACAGGCGCTTCCGTGGCCTGTGCTATAGAATTTAGTGGAAACAATACCATTATTGCTAACAATAAACCTAGTCCTAATTTTTTAACCATTTTGTCTGCTCCATTCTTCAATTGCATCTGATAGGTCTTCTATATAATCAGACTTATCCTTTATAAACTCTTGGACTGTGCCATCTTCTGTTACCACTAAAATTACTACTTGATCGATTCTTGTTCCCGTTCTTTCATGAAACATTTCAGCATATGCAGAACCTTGAATGTAGTAATTTTCATTCCAATCATCACTACGTTCTTTTGTTGATGTTTTAAAATCTATAACAGAGGGCACTCCCATGTAGTCCGAAATGCAATCAACTCTTCCTGCTACTTTATATTTATCACTATATAAACTCGCTTCTTGAGTATAGATGTTGTCTATATTGTGTAAGACTTTTTCTCTGAGTTGTTTGAATAAACACCAAGGAAGAAAATCTTTCTTGTGTTCATCAAATTTATTGGGAAAATTCGATTGCATATTATTTAGATAATCTTCACACATCTGGTGAACTTTAGTTCCCCTGCGAGCAGCTTTACCAGCAACATAGTTTGCAACTTCATTACCAACCTTTTTACGCCACTCAAACAATCCTTCTTTTTTACGAATTGACAGAACAGTAGTAATGGATGGATAAAACTTTCCCTCTGGAGTTTCGTATAGGCGAACTCCATTCTTATTTGTTGCTGTCAATTGTGGCAACTTCACTGGTACATGATTAAACACTATCCCAAACTTCTCATTCTCTCAACAAGCCTTGATGCCCTATTTCTTACTTGATTATACCAACGACTATTAACCATCTCATTTGCAGCTCGACTATAATTTCCTTCTTCAACCGCAGCATTCATATTTTTAAATTTACCCAATCGAGTTCGGCCCATATTGAACATCATGTTAGCCAGAATTAGTTGGCACTCTTCTGGTAAACCACTAAAGTTATCATAAAGATTATGGCAATCGTTCACCACTATTCTAATATCAGATTCGAAAGCCTCAACAACTCTTTCCTCTGATACTTTAGTACCTACTCGTTTTCCACTCTCAGGATCATCCTCAGTAATTAAATGGCCTATGCCAAATGTAGGGTAGCCAAGATGGTCCTTGTATATTTTATATTCACAGCCTTCATCAGCCGATAACTCTTCTCGTAATTTATCTAAATTCATTGTTCTATTCCTATACCCAATTTCATTTTATTAATTAAATAACTGCGAACAAAACCAGAGCGAACAATATCACCTATTGTAAACTCTAGACAATTGAACTCTTCCATTTCTTCCAAAATTCTTAGAAAGTCGTGTAGGCCATTTTTTTCATTCTGTTTGAGCAAATCAGTTTGGTCAAAATCACCACAGAATATGATTCTTGAATCTTGTCCCACCCTTGTTATAATTGTATCCAACTCATGGAAATTTAAATTCTGACATTCATCTACTATAATGATTGCGTTGTCAAATGTCAATCCCCTTAGAAAAGAGGTTGACAAAAAGAATAGAGAGCCCTGTCCCTTGAGTCGATCATATAGATTGTTAAACGATTGCTCATTAGGCATCTCAAACATAAATTGAACCATGTTCTGGTATGGGACTTGATAGAGTGCAGCCTTATCTTCCTCATCACCCGGCAGAAATCCAATCTCTCTGGTAGGAATAAGTGATCGTACCAATACAACTTTACTGTAGGGCTTCTTTAAATCCATTACATCTTTCAATGCAAGATATAAAGAAACAAAGGTTTTCCCTGTTCCAGCAGCTCCAAATAAAAATTGGTTTTGACCCTTTTTCCACGTATCAAAAATTATTTTTTGATTATCAGTGATGTGTTTGATCGCAACTAAATTATTATGATTGATCTCTTTATTTTTTTTACTCGCCATTATAATTCCTGTTTAAACGAAGAGGGGGAATAGCCGGGGGCAAGAGTTCCCCCTCTTCTGATGCATAGGCGGATTGACTTCCCAGCTTACTTAGATGCAGTGCATCGGTGCTGAAGTATGAACTTCTCGCCTGCAACTTACTATTTATATCGTTTAATAGTCTCCCTAGCCTTGATTTCTGCGTTACTTTTTCCACTACCGTACCTATCTGCAAGAGGTGAATTAGGATGTGCAGACGCTATTCTTTGCATATTTTCCGTAAATCCACCATCTACCTTGGGTCCAACACCCATTATATGATCGCCAGTAAAAGCTACTGCTACGGGAACTTGACGAACATGACTATTGCGTTTAAGATATGTTTCTCTCTCAGTCATAGACAAAAACATATCAAATGTCTCGCCGGTATCTTCATTAAAGAATGTATATGTTGGCATCAAAAATCCATTTTTATTTGCCGATTATCAGAATCAGCAATATGTTGTTTTAATTGAGATTTCAAGTCATGAATCTCATCGTTTAATTCACGTATTCTGACAAAACACCACTGCACGGTTTTTTGCATTTCTGCAATCTCTCTTTTACACAGGTCTTCTCGACTTATGGCGTCCGTTTCGGCATGCTGCTCACGCAGCCGTCGCCCCATGTAATCCCAATAAGGTTCTCTGTTCATTAAACCACTCCGGCCGACGTTCATCTGGCCATTTAGCAAAGTCTGATTTCTCTATTATATAGTAAGTCTGGTACGCCGCCACAGTGTCATCACTTTTACAATAATCTGGCATACACTGCGGCGGGTCAGTAAAATCTCCATGAGATATGTTTCTAGGAAATTCCCAAAGAGCATGGGTCAATCGTTCTGAAGCATGGTGCTTACCATAACGATAGGTATACTCTTTCATAAGATTATCATACAAATTCCACAACCATTCGTAATTCTCAGAATTAGTTCTGGCCCATATAGTGCATGGGTGGTTTTTGTGAGCCATCTTATATAGACCCTTGGAATCTGCAATCTCATCACCGTCAAGAACACGATGTGCTGTAGATAACATCTGAGCAGACTCAAGAATCATTTTGACAACATGCTTGTCGCAATGCATCTGTGCTGCAATCTCAGGGTCACGATCTAGATAGAATATATTCATTCTTCTAAACACTCCTTCACTTTCTCTGCAAGATTATCATAGGTAGCATAACAACCACCTACCCATTCGCCATCTTCAAACTCATGAATGGCAAGATTGCCACCTGGCTTGGTTTGTCCATCAATAGACAATTCACCATCTGCCATTAACGATATTTCAATATAACGGTTCTTCATTCTTTCCACCTATAAAAAATGTGATCACCGATTTCGGTGGTCCTCTGTTTTGTTTTTGCCCATCCAGGCGTTATGTAATCTGCATGATAAAACAACGCACCGTCTGTAATATCCACGAACAACATTTTATTATACAATACTTCTTCAGATATTTCAAGTAACTTTTTGAATTTTTTTTCGTTATGCGGGGTATCACTTTTTCCGTCACAATACCATGAGAATTGGCATTTATTTTTTATAGGAAAATAGATTCCATTACGTTTCCAACTTTCCCGAACAGGGCCCTGATAGATAACCTAACAAATATTATTAGGAAATCGTTTGTCTCTAACTCTATTTAAGACAACCGCAGATACAGCAAGAATTCCTGCGGTTCCTTGATTCCTGGCTTCATGATACATATTGAGTGCAAGGCAGTGTACTGGATTAACATTCGAATCCAATATACGTTTTACGAATTTGGTTTGTGCTTGAGTTATAATAGGGATAATAGATAGCATCCCTACCACAGCGATGGGTTTGAAATTCATTTTAGGCTTCTTCCATCATATCTTCACGATCAGCTATACCAATATCGTCACACATTCTTATGAACAGTCCTAACTGGCGACCATATGCCTCAACTTCCCAAGGATAATCCCAATAGTCCAAGTCGTTCATGTCGTATTTCGTTTTCATGAACCGAACTTTGCCAGTGAGCGCATATTCATACATTTCACCCTTTGCCCACTGCTTTACGTGAACCATCTCATGAGCAAGGGTAATGAGCAAGTTACGAATTTTCACGCCGCAATCAAGTTCAATAGTGAATTCTTTGGGCCGATAGGATTCATCTTCCCAAATTGCAGTTCCTTCGGTATTGTCCTTCTTGAACATACCTCGCTTCAATTTGATATTGAGTTTGAGATTATTGATGAGTCTCTTACCCATCAACTTCTCAGCATAGAACCAAGTCGCAGCCGTAACCAACTTGCGAGTTGCCTTGTTTGAACCTGTGACGTTAACTAACATTATGTGTATATGTTACCATGTTTTTAAGGCAATGTCAAGGATAATCGTTCACTCTAAGTCTTTGATTCTAAACGATTTTTAAAAAAAGTTCGATAATCCATCCATCCATCATCGGTTTGAAATCCCCAAACCCTTGTTCTACGGCTGTGCCAAAACAGGGTCCAACAAGGTTTGTTCTCCTTTAGTTCCAACCAGTGCATATCAGTAGATTTCTTTCTCCTCATGGTTCCAGGCGCACACCAAGAGGTTCCCTCTGGTGTATGTTCATAGTATCCCCCACTGATAATGTATGTTCCCCAATTCCACGGATGATCGTGTAAAAGTGGCTCATCTGACATCATGATTTTATGCAGATATACATTAAATGGCAACTTAACATTCTTCTCCATGTGATCAGATTTTTCTCTAAAAACAAGATGCCAACGAATCATATATGGTTTGTTATGAGAACGATCACGAATTATCCGTTTTCTTGTGAGAGGCATTGAAATTATACCCTAAAAAATTCAATCAAAGCATTTAGTTTATCTGCTGCTTCGGCAAGTTTCGTAACCTCACCATCTACAGCAGATACAATATCAGGATGGTCCCCAATTCCTGTTGGATTGGTATTATACACTTCTATGTTTGCAAGAGCAGCTGCAATATCTGCTTCATACTTTTTGCGAAGTGCCTGTAATATTTGAATACTAACTGATCGTTCCACTTCTTTCTCCATTATTCATATACTCTATTATGCGTATTATTGACTCTAACAAATGTAGTGCATTTTGTCAAGTCCTTTAGACGTTTTGCTCCAACATAGGTGCAGGCTGATCGAATCCCGCCAAGAATATCAGCAATAGTATTCTGCACAGGTCCACGATAAGGCACAGCGACAGTTTTACCCTCTTCACCACGATACTCTCTATTCGGGTGGCCATGACGTTCCATTGCAGTATTAGATGCCATGCCATAGAACTCCATGCCCACTGGTTCTGAATTGTCATCCTCAAAAATCAGTTTTCCATCGCACTCATCATGTCCAGCAAGCATGCCCCCAAGCATAACAAAATCTGCGCCAGCAGCAAATGCCTTCACAATATCACCAGACGAATTACAGCCACCATCTGCAATAATATGTCCACCAACACCATGTGCGGCATCAGCACATTCAATAACCGCACTTAATTGAGGATACCCTATTCCTGTCTTGAGTCGAGTGGTGCATACGCTACCCCCACCAATTCCTACTTTGACGATATCCACTCCAGCAAGTATTAGCTCGATTGTCATATCAGGTGTAACCACGTTCCCAGCAATCATAGTAGAATGAGGTAGATGATCTCTTAGGCGTTTTATTGAATCTATAAAATTGATGGTATAACCATTTGCCACATCCAATCCAACAAATGCAACATCGGGGAAGGTATTTGCGACACCAACTACCTCTAATATTTCTTTATCAGAAATGCCAGACATGACACAAAGGTACTCTCTGCGTTTAGTCTTAGTCCACAGTTTACCATCTTTATTCTGGTGTCGAGCTATACATGTTATTGTGCAAAATGGACTTATCTGTTCATGCATATCAAATGTACCAGTAGTATCCATATTACTTGCCATAATAGGGATGCCAGTCCAATCCTTGCCGCTATTATAAAAGGTATAGGTTCTGGTTAAATCAACATCAAATCTGGATGTAAGAGTTGATCTTTTAGGACGAATTAAAACATCAGAATAATCTAATTTAATATCGTCTTCTATAATCATCCGTTGGCTGCTCCTGGCAGTTGGTCATAAGTAGCATCCTCAATAACCATATAATTGTCATTCCAGTTAAAAGCTTCTTTCACGACATTAGCAGAAAGGCCCTTATATTTTTGATGCAAAACTTTGTCTTTTGCCGCAACAACAATTTCTGCTTCATCAGGATGCAATCCTTCTAAAAGTTGAACAAACATCATCTCTCGTTTATTCTGACTCAATGTTGGATTACCACCTTCAATATAATGGTATAACTTTCTTGCTTCATAAGACAACACATTATGTTCTGTACCCTCTGGAGCTTCATTAGGAATAAATGGAACTTCACCGAAAGGCAGGGCCCATTTAATATTAGGATCAAATGAAGATTTGATTATCTGTCTAAGAGCATCGGTATTGTGCTGCTTTAGAAAGTTGACTTTATCCTTCTTGGATTTAATCTTTCCTAATTTGGTTAAAATTTCAGAAAATAGTGGTGTATAATTGTCGGGCATTAAAAATCTCCTATCGATTCAGTGAGGCTCTTCAACCTCTTTTGTATAAAATAGTTAAGTAGTTTACTACGATCCCCTTCTGGTGAAGAACGATATGTCTTCAGAATTTCTTCTGATAATTCTTTTGGCGTATAGGTGAGATCAATCAATTTCCTATTTCGTTGATAATTTCTCTTAACCTCATCATTTGGCGCAACATCTTCAAAGTCATGGTCCACCCATGTAGCTATCTTTTTCTTACCTAATGGTTTCTGACGTAAGCCATCAGTAAATGTATTATCTGGGGAAAGAACATTTGGTATGCCATCACTCGCATCCCCCTTGAATACATGCTCTTTGAGATATCCATCAGGATTAGCACCATTTACCATCTTCTTGGTAATAGGGCTGTACTGTTTGACATTAGGGAATCTTTGTAATTGAATAAAGTCTTTGTCGCCAGATAGTATCATAATTTCTTCAGCATATTCAGAGCAAATTGTTGCAATTATATCATCAGCCTCTGCACCATATATCTCTAAAAATTTGTATGGCATATTAGTTCTGATTTCTTCTTTAATTGTATTTAGACACTCAAAAATAGAGTCCCAATCATGAGAAGATTCTTTTCTACTCTTTCTACGATTTGCTTTGTAGTTGGGGAAATAGTCTCGTCTCCAATAATGTTTAGAGTCATAACATAAAACCAGTTCACCAAATTCTGAAGAAAATTTTGTACGATACATTCGTAGGGAATTAAGTATCATATGCCGCACCATGCTATCATCTGGTACTGTGTTTTTACTCATGTGCAAATGCATCATTACACTTGCTACTGATATTTGATTCATGTCAACTAAAATCATTATGCCACCATATGAGCATTAAAACTCATCATCCTTCTTTCCCCCTCAACTCTGAAAGGGTATACAAAATGTTTTAACCATGCTGGAAATACGAGAAATTTGCCTACTTCTGGTTTAAACTTAACATTATCACTACGAAAATCTTGGGCTTCTCCGAAACAAAATTCAATCAAACCTTTAGCGGGATAATGATCTGCAAAATCTACTTTCCACTCATCTGCCATGCCATCGGGAATCTTTAGATAAATGCCCGCAGAAAAATCTCCCGTATGATGATGCCAGGGATTAAAGTCTCCCGCATACTGACTCACAATCCAACTCTGCGTTAAATGAATATTATCTAGCGTTGGTTTTTTGTTTTGACCTGCTATTTTATACCAACCATTTGCTCTGTTATTTTCTATCGCATAATTCAAATAATCTAGACATCCCTGTTTCATAATATTGAACAGGTAATTTTTATCACCTTCATTAGATATTGGGATTTGAACTTCTTTATGCACCTTGCCCACTAACTTATGCGACCAATCCCACTTAGCACTTTTTTCTTCATCAGATAATACTTCATCACCAGCCTTATTAATAAGATCAACAAACTTCTGTGGTACAGTTGTCTCTAATATTGCTGGACTAAAAGATTCATGCCATTTAGGGCCCATCATCATCCTCTTGTATCGCATCAGCCATGTCATCAAGCTTTTTCATATCTAAAGTAAAGAGTGTATTTTCATCTGCTTCAACTGTTATTGTAGATAACATATCCATAATTCTATTCATAGGATGGTTTAATGACATCTCTTTATATATAGAAGCTTTCACAGATTCAATTACAAATCCCATACTCTTGACAAAAGTTTTGCCATTAACGTCAAATCCATTTTCATGCATGGTATGAATTAATTGTACCATTAAAATTTCTGTAAGATCATCTGCAAATGCAAGATTTTCTTGAACTTTAGCAGTATTTGTATCAGGCAACTTTACTTTTCTTTTTGACTTTCCCCACGGCCCTTGAATTATTTCTGCGCTTGGGTTTTCGTTCTTTTCTGACATTCTCTATTCCTCTGTCTTCGTTGAACATTTCTTTGGTGTATACACAACCTATATCGGGATACCAAGTACCAACATCTCGTTTAGGATTACCATCTTTATCATATGCCATGGCAATACATCTCCGACCCATTTTTTTCTCTTGATGTTCCCCATAGAAATTGTCTACCCAATCGCCGTCACGTAGATATCTCTGCATATTACGAATATACCCTTCATGATCTGCGAGTCTCGCAGTTGCACCTTTTACATTCTGTCTTACAGCAGCACGTTCAGCAGTTGCAAGGTCTTTCTGTGTCTTAATCCACTGTTTAACTTTTTTCGGATGGGTGGGGTGAACGTCCGGCAAATCTCGTAAAGTTTGATGAATCCCACTCTGGCCATAATCAGGATTTTTCTCTGCACGCTTTTCCCTTGCCTTCTCTAGACGTTTTGCCGCAGCAGCACGTTGTTTCTCGGTCATAGGTTTGCGTGGCTTCCGTTTCTTAGGAGCCTGCCAATTGCTGTTATCAGTCTCAACGACTATTTTACGTTTTGCCATAATAATATTTATCCTTTAGAATCCAAATTCTTCCAGTTTCTTCTGTGTCTCTTTTTGAGCCCTGCGTCTTCCAGCTGCCTTTGCTCGTCTACGTTTTTCTCCTTTAGCAATAAAATACTCTCGATTTCTCAACTCATTAAAGATGCCATCTTCTTGCAATTTCTTTTTTAAGACACGCATAGCACCTTCTACATTATTATTACGGACTTCAACTCTCATCTTCCAATATCCTTTACATCTTCTCTAGAGATTACTTGATATGCACCTTTATTATATGCTGGTGCAATAGTGAAATTATGGGGAATTATGTCCTTCTTTGAAACAACACCTACTGGTATCTTGTTAGACATGGCGGGAACGATGGGGCTCGAACCCACGACCTCCGGCGTGACAGGCCGGCGCTCTAAACCAACTGAGCTACGCCCCCGTGTAACTCCCATTTTCTTGAGAAATTTCTCATGTTGTCGTTCTGCTTCTATGAGAGAAACAGTTTTCTTTTTCACCTTACGTTTTTTAGAACCTGTATTGGTGAAATACACAGGCATAATATGCATACTCATGTATTAATAACATCTTCCATAACGAGCACACTGATAAGCTCGCTGTTCTCGTCGCCTCTGTTTTGCTCGGTCACGATCAGCAACACCTCTCTCGCACGAACTTCGTACACCAGCATTTCTGATATTACCACAGGGCCCAACATTTCGGTAGATCACTACGCCTGAACTTGTGTTATGAGGCTGGTCCATATGACGACCAACATTAGCACCTGTCATGGCTCCAATAACCGCTCCAAGTGCTGTCGCAGCAGTTTTGCCCTTTCCACTTCCAAACTGATTACCAATTACACCACCAGCTAAACCCCCAACCAAAGTTCCTGCATTTTGATTGTTATGTGCCACACAGCCGGAAAGTGCAATTACACTAACTGCTATGATTAGAAACTTCTTCATTTCTCTATCTCCTTCAAAGATTCAACAATTGTATCTCTTGCACCTGTGTCAAGAAATGCATCCCGTGCTTTTGATACAAGATCACAACTCACTATAAGATATCCAACAAGTACACCAATAAGAAATTTAACCATTGTAAGACTTTGCTTCCCTTACAGCATTAGCAATTATTTCAGAAATAGGGACAATTTCTTTTTCCCCATCTTTATCCATTTCAGTCATGATATAACCATCACGCTCAAGTTTATCCAACATGTGTGTAATTATATTGGTTGCTACATTTTTTTCGGTTATGATTTTACCGAGAAAATAAGAACCAAGCATACAGCCAGTTGCAAGCAATGTATGTGTAATGGGGTCCATATCCCTATTTATCCTTTAATTCAATTATGTTCTAACTTTAACACATTAAACATCTTTTGTCAAGAGCTATTTTGGCTCTTCGGTTTATAAATTGTTATCAATTCATCTTTTCCTTTAACTTTTATCTTATCTACCTCTTCGGATTCGATATCAATCTGGTCTTTTGTGTAAGAGGAATAGAGCGTGTTAACAATACTGCCATCTTCTTTTTTGTAATTTCGTGTCTGTGCTTCTAGTCTAGCGGCCAGATTAACAGCATCACCAATCACAGAATAATCAAATCGTGTGTCACTACCCATATTACCTACAATGCATGTTCCTGTATTCACACCGCTTCCTATGTTAATCTCTGGGAGTCCCTTCTCCTTGAACGATTGTTTCAAAGCCTCTGTCTCTACACTACATTCAATAGAGGTACGCACTGCCATCTCTGCATGGTTTGGACAATCCATCGGTGCGTTCCAGAAAGCCATGATACAGTCTCCCATATATTTATCCACTGTACCGCCATTCTTTAACACAATTTTGGTCATACGATTGAGGTAATCATTGATACATTCAACTAGACCTTCGGGATCATCATTGTTCTTGTAATGTTCTGATATGGGTGTAAACCCTACAATATCCATGAACAGGAAACTCATCTCTCTACGTTCACCACCTAATTTTAGCAGTGAAGGGTCTTTCTGCAATCTTTTAACCATCTCTGGGGCAAGATAGTGTTCAAACTGTTTCTTGATCTGTTGTCGCAATCTATACTCTTCCATGAACCTGAGAAATGCAGCAATCGACCATGCAACAAATACAGTAAGTACAGGA